GGAAGTTATTGGTTGTGGAATCGTCCACATTATAAGCTCCGGCTATAGCTGTGTTGCAGTCTTTTATTGCAAACCGTCTTCTTATCCACGTATCATTTATTCCGATGAGTTCTCCCAGGACTTTCGCGGCAGCCGAAGAAGATGTTAAAGTTGGGTTCTTGGAACCGTCCAAAGTACGGAGCCAAGAGAAGGTGTCGGACTGGGGCAACTGGTCCTCAAACTCATCTGTTCCGGCTGCCGTAGCGGCAGCAAATGTTGATATTTCTGATGCAGCGGAAACAATCCGTGCGGAAACTAATTCTGTCATCTCATCGACGGTCACCTGTCGTTCGTTGCCGTTTTTATCCACAGCTTTAAAGCCAACTATATTATTCAAGTCCATAATGCAAATTTTAAAATTAAAACAAATACTTCACCCATGCAAAATAATTACTGTTCTCAATATAATTCGGATCATCCTCGTTGGAATATGCCTCCCTCTCAAACGATACCGTCTTATACGCCCTGCCGGCATCCTTCAACCGTACCGCCCTGACCAGCCACTCCACACCATACCAGAGATAGAATGCCAGCCCGGCCAGCACCAGCCACCAGGCGGAAAGGTCAAAACACAATAGCAAGATCCAGATAACTGTACCGGTGGCAACTGCCATCTCAACCCATTGACGGGCGTGGGTACACTCATGGTTTCTCACTTTCTGAGTGATTTTCTCTTCCGGTCGCTTGCTTAAAACAAACGGACCGATTGTTATCGTATGGCAAGAACTGAACGCAAGCAGCACCTTTGCCAGAAGGTTGTTACAATATACCTTTTTCATAGCGTTTCTATTTCTGATTCAAGTTCAGCAATATGGTTGTCTATACACGTATTCACCTCGTCATTGAAGTTCGCTATATCCAGTTCCACACATCCGGCACTTGACCGGGCGCTACTGTAGATACGGACATAGCCTCCGTTATTCAATGTATTTTTCGCCAGCTTCAGTTTCGCCAGTTCGTCATTGATTCGGCTGGCGCGTTCCAAATTCTCAATCTTCATGTTGTTCCTCCTTCTTTTTATCCAGATAATCATTCAACGAATCGGCCAGCAAGCCGGACAACATAGGGGTAGAACGTCTTATGATATCCACTTCCTCTTCGTCAAGTTCCACACCATCTACAGTCGACTTGAAGATTTTCTCCGCAAGGAGATGCGCCTTCAAGCCCGCTACGTTCTTATATATCCAGTCACCGAAGGCCTCAGTGATGTTACTGGCTATAAGCTTTTCTTTTTTAATCCCATCATAAATAGGGAATTGTGCAAAATTTATTCTCATACTTTATATTTAAATTATCCGCAATAAAACATAACCCAATAATTACCCGTACACTTAATGAAGCCGGATGCAAAATCCAAATCAATATAAGACACCTCCTGTCCTCCGGGAGCAGGCAGGATCCGTCCTCCTGTCAATCTTACTCCGCCGCTCATACGTTTGAAGTATATAGTATGTCCCGGAACATCCGGAGGAAGTGTCACTTCTATATTACCCGTATTAATAAACATCACATTATCATCGTTGTTGTTCAATGAAGCTTTGACAGAGATATTCCTCCAGTTGCCAACTATGCCACGAAGAGAAACATAGCTGTCATTGTTCGGATGAAGGAAAATGTTACCTCCCTCCACGAATAGAGGAATGCTCGGAGTCTTGATGTGCATTCCGATCATGGCATTTGGACTCTGTATGTCAATTCCAGCATCATACTTAATCCCTTCAATGGTGACAAACTGCGTGTTTCCCCCGATTCTTACGTTTGCAAATGTCCTTTCGTTATAAAACTCAATTTGTCCGGCAGACAAATTGAAACCGACGTATTTATTTGTTTCATTTTCATAAAGGATCTTTGAGGACAATACCCCCGAAATGATGGAGAACGGGCCAATACGTCCTTTATCCGCCGTGATTGTTCCTGTAATCTCTGCTAATTTGCATTTAAAATACCCGGTTTCACCGTTGATAAGAAGAGTTTCACCTTTGTCATTAAAAGACTTGAGAACCTTGTCTTTGAACATGAAGCCGGCTACATTCGCACCATCGGCAAACAGGGTGTCAGTAGCGATATTCACAAACTTCTGCATGGCTTCCCAATTGGAATCACCGTTGACAGATGTGGGGGCAGCGGTAACGGAAGCACCGTAATTCTTTACAAGGAAATTATAATAAACTCCCCCTATCAGATATATGACCTTATCCCGGTAATCCGCATTCCAGACATAAGTCTGTCCTGATGCGAATACACCTCTGTCACGGGGAAACGCCCCTGTTGCTCCGGTTGCTCCTATGGCACCATCATTAGCTACACCCACCCCTTTTTCAGCGACAAAATTATTATTCCATGCGTTCGCGTCCGATGCGGATTGATAAGCCCGGACGGCAAACTGGGTGTATCCGGCTGTCGCTGGAACGGATATCTGATTGCTTAGGGTAGCACCTACATGAGCCAGCCAGCTTCCGTTATACTTACGGGCTGCCAGATAAAGCGTGCTGCACGTGCTTACATTGCCTGCCACATTCTGTTTGCAAGTGACAAGGAATCCAGACGGGGATGGCGTGCCCGTACTGGTGAAGTTGATCACGCTGACAGGACTGTCCAGCCAGTAGGATGCCGACGGTCCGACGGGGGCAACCATCTCCTGCCAGTCTGCATGTACCGTCCGGTTCGCAGATCTGCCGGCGAGGATGTATCCGCCGTTTCTTTTCCTGCGGAGTCTGCCGTTTCTGAACCTTGCAATTTTAATCGGAGGGTTGGAGGTTTCAACCTTGCTTAAGTAAGATCCTCCGGCAAACGATACTGTACTGTTCTTGGCATACGGAGTATTGGCGGATTCCCAATGACCGGCTGCTGTGATGCTCTCACCATCCTTTCCGTCACTGCCGTCCACAACCATCGGGACAGTTTCGACATCAACCGCCTGACCGTTCACGTAGAACACGAACTTCAAGCTACTGGTAAAATTACCGGAAGCCACCCCGACACCATCACCGATGGGAACCTCGGCCGCACCGTCACGACTGTACTTCAACTCCCCGTCCGTTGTGGCCGTAGTGACCGCACCGACTGTTTTCATACGCCGACAGGATACCGAAGCTACACTGTAACCGCCGTTCTTGTTCTTGCTGACCATCGTGACCGAAGTGACAAGGCTATAAATTACCGCATCGGAACCGTCCGCCCCGCCACGGACACCGGTTATCTTGAAAGTCAGTTCACGGGTATAGAGCTGCCCGTTCTTCATTGCAGCCAGTGTGATGGTGACCGTATTCTGTTCCGGAACCGACTTTCCGGCAGCGACGGATATCGCCACCGCTCCGGTGGCCTTGCTTGTGCTTGCCGTGAAACCGGCAGGCGTGCTGACTGTCAAAGATTCAAGGGTGAGTTTCTCGGTACCGTACCACATGGACACATGGGTAGTCCATGACTGTGCGGAAGTAGTAACGCCGGTACTGGTAAGAGCGACGCTCACCATCTCATTGTCAAGGTCGGCCATGATATTCGACTCCCCGTCCTTACTCCAACGGTGCACAGGGGCCGGAGTGCTCCATTCACTCCATACTCCATCACGCTTCACACGTTTGCACGCCCATTCCACCTGATGGTCGGCATCCACGCCAAGAAAATCATCTGTCCAGCCTTCCGGTATATAATCATCCTGCTGCTTCGATTCCGGCTTGTCAGGGGTAAGGCCGATGATGTTGGTACGGGTGTAGATCCACTCGTAACCTTTGCCGTCCTTACCGTCAGTTCCGTCTTTGACCATGACCATCCACAAACCATTCCGGTATATGTAAGTACAATGGTCAGCCGTATTTCGGTAGCTGTCACCCTCCTTGGGATTGGACGGATGGGATGCGAATTCACCAAGGAAGGTGATGCTTTCGCCTTTCAGCTCACGCCCGTCCAGAAGCATCTCCCAGTCTTCATGCACGGTCCAGTCGGCTGACTTCCCGGAAAGGATATAACCGCCATCCTTTTTGCGACGATAACTGCCATTCTTGAACCTTGCGATCCTGATGGGAGGATTGGATGTTTTCACCTTGGAGATAAAAACACAGCCCGCCAAAGTGACCATGGTATTGACCTCGTATGGGGTCTTAGAGGATTCCCAATGACCGCCACCTATTACAGACAGGCCCGGATCACCCTTGTCACCTTTGGCGGCTGATACAAGCCAGTCCGGATTGTTTTCGGATGGCTCGGAAGTAGTGCCCTTGTCATTGACGCACAACCATGTGGAACCGTTATGGGGCACACGGGAATAATACGCATACTTCCTGCCCGGCTCCCAGCTAGGGAAGTCGATAGGAACGCGGACTGTGCTACCGGTAATTTCATCAATTTGAAAAATCAATCCCGTCATGATGATATCCTGCAATACTGCCGAGAACCTGTCGCAGTTGATCCCATTGATGGTCATACCCTTCTTCTTGCCGAACCAGCTCTTCATCTGTGCCGGCTCCGGGTCCCAGGTGTTGGCATTGTCAACAAGGGTGATGCAGCAGTTACCGTCACGCACGTCTATGATGATATAAGTCTGACGCTCCTTGTCGGTGAAGTTCCCCGTCTGTCCGAGACGCATCTCGTTATGGGGAACGAACTCATATCCGGGACGCGGAACCATCATGAATGTCTTCTCGTCATAATCTGCGGAAGTGATACGGTACTGTATTTTCCGGAAACCAATAAAGTCACCGGTAGTGACGCTTTTGTCATGCCAGAAGCCCAAAAGGATATCGTCCGGCTTCTGTCCCAGCGGTACACCATCCTCCAGATCGGGGGTGACAGTATAACTGCCGTCACTATTGGCGATAAAGCTTTTTATCTTCAGCCCTCCGCCGGGACTTATAGTATTGTATCCCTCAAAATAAGTCTGACGATTGAAACGAAGTTCAGGAACACTCAAAGAGCTGCGCAGAACCAAAGCCTCCAGCTCGGCACGGGCATCCTCACCGATGTAACCGCCCTGAACACCGGTGATAAAGTCACCGAACTTGGCGTATTTCTTGATGACGGTTCCGCCCAACAGGGATAATAGGAAACCGGTGCGTTCCTCCGTGTCCTTGCGCATGAACATGATCAGCGAGCGCAATGCGGAATACACGTTATGGTCTGTTGCAGGGGTGGAGTCGTGGCTTCCGATCACATACACACCGCTGCCACCACCGCCCGTATAGGTCTGTCCCTTCAGGGTAAGGCTCTCAACCTTTTCCTCCAGCTCCCCGATACGGGAATAGGCGGCGGTTTCCCCGACAGTATAAACAGGTGAGTCAAAGGAATAGTCAAGATTGAATTCAAATCCGATAACCCTTGACTGTCTTCCGTTCTCGAAATAAGCCTTGTTGATAAGGTTGACCTTTTGACCGATGCTGTAGAGGTTGTGAATGCCATCCTCACGGTATGCGTCATTTGACATCATCGTGCAGCCATAGGTACTCGGGTCTATCTTGGATTTGGCAGCGTACTTTTCAGTCTTTTCCTTCAACTCCTGCTCGGCGGCACCCACAAGCCCCAGCTCGGTTATTTTCGTACTGTCCCAGCCGGAAAGCACATATTCATCTCCATCCTGGGGAAAGAGCACATCACCGGGAAGCGGTCTGCCATAGTCCTCATTCCTGACTATCTCCCAAAGCTGTGCCTCAGGGTTCCATCCGCCATCCTCCAATATCTCCGGCTTTCCCTCAGGATTGAACTTCACGGCAAACTCCAAACCGTTGAGAAGTCCGGACGCGAAACGTATCCTCAGCTCCTGACCGGGGAGGATATATTTCTTGGAAAAGTTAACACCCGTGTCCCTAAAGCGGTAGGCATTCCATTTTTCCTCGGTGGTTGTGCCGTCCTCATTCTCCACCTTGTCCGTCACTTCGATAGTGGTGACATCCGACATGATGCCCGTTCTTCGGGGATAGACTTCATCGAAGATAACCACCTGCTCGACGGCTTCCTCGGTAGTCATATCAGGATAAGCGTCAATGTAAGGAGTGCCTTCGGGCAACATTAAGCGTTTTTGCACCACGCCGTTCACAACCACAGTCTCGTCAACCGGACGGTAGTCAGATGGGATATTCTTTGTTGAACCAAAAGCGTAGATACGGGTGGCATAAGTGGACCGGGATTCTGACTGTGACATTTCCTGCACGTTTTTCCCAATCTCGAAATCCACCGCATCGCCAGACTCACAACGTCCGAAATGGATGATGTTTTCAGTCACCCAGCATTCGCAATCCCATTTCTTTGCCATAGAGAAGCAAGCGTCAAGGATGTTGATGTTATCGTAACTCATCAACTGGGACTTGTTTTCGACTGTGGAATCAATGGAGAAAACAAAATCCTGTCCTTTGTATGTGTAACCAAGAGCTTTCAAATTTCTAAGGACTATACCGGCTTGTACGTCAAGCGGGGCGGTCAGGTTCCAGGACGCCTCCTGTCCGGCCGTTTCCGGGGTATATTTGAAGATTTTGTTTTTCCATTTCCAGTAGTAGGCGTCAAGCTGAAGCTCATAGTCGTATGCCCCGGTTTTACGGTTGTACTTGGGTTTGTACAGATCGCATAGTTCGAACCGTCCGAAACGTGTGTCCTCCGTCCAGTCGCCCAGTTTGAAAAAGACAGGAGATTTCAGAGAGAACTTCAAAAGTATAAAGTCCTCCTTCATCAGAGTGAACTTACGTTTGCTGCTTTTTCTGACAACATCCTGATAACATGGTGTACCAGCTGAATTTCTGATCTCAATTTTCATACAATATCTTTCCTGTCGCCCGGATTGGGTTCTTTGAGTTTGACCATAAACTTACCCCGGCATTTTCCGTAACTTCCATACTTGCCGCAAGACAGATAGTACAGATTGTAAATCTTTCCCAGTGCCGGGATTTTCAGTGCAATTTTACCCTTTACCAGTTCGGATACAAAGGACGAATATTTATCCAGATAGTCACTTTGCGAGTTTCCCGTAATAAAAAAAGGCAGGGTGAGCTCCCTAGAATCCATCTTGCAGATCTCAGGCGATGAAGTAATCTGTATGCCATGTTCCAACCTGCTGTCATTTTCGATATAGTCCTTCACAGGAGGGGGTGTCAGTATAGCCTCCAAAGCTCCGTCCATCAATTCCGCACCCCATGTACTCCAGATATTCCTGCCATTAATAAAAGCATTCCTCTCCATAATCACATTCCTTTTGTGTTTTTTTCTATCTCGGCAAGAGTGTCGTCCATGCCGCTCAATATGCCGGTATATTTTTCAATTTTCTCCAAATGATCGTTGCATTCATGCAATACATCGCGCATTTCCGTGACACACACCGAATGAGCAGCAAGTTCCTTTGCCATATTCAATGCTGCCGTGGAAATAATAAGCATATTCGCATTCATTTCCGTTCCTTTGGTTTCCAAACGTACATTAGACTCATACATGGCTGTCAGCCGTCCGCTGATCTCCTCACCTGTTTCCTGGCTCATGGTGGTGGAATATCCTTTGGAAGAGGATTGGGAATAAGAGTCTCCGGATGCGTCCCATCCGAAGATATCCGCCAGACTGTCTCTCTCGGCCAGCACTGCTTCAGACAACTGTTCCTGCATCTCACGCAATGCATCAACCTCATCTTTCGTATAACCATCCTCACCATATTCTGCCCAGGTTTCATATAGTTTTCTGACCTGTTCCTTGTACTTGTCGGCCATCATGGCTCTGATAATGGATTTGCGGAGCTGTTCCTCCAGATTCTCGGCCAGTTCTTCATTTCCGTTCTCCAGATCGGATATCATCTCCCAGTAAGAATCCTCAAAACTGTCAAAGGATATACCGGTAACCTGTTCCTTCACCGCCTCCAGTATTTCCTTTTCCGTTTCGCCATATTTGATGATATTTTCCAGATGGTTCCTGAACTCTCCGTCCATAACAGACCAGAGGCCGGCATAATTCTCCCTGATGGACTGCAAGACTTCCGGGGACATATTGATCATATCTTTCATCTCGTTGAACGTCACACCGTACTCCCTGGATATCTCCCCAGCGACATCACGCCAGTTCTGTCCTTCCCATTTGTAGGAGCCTTTCCACATCCTGTAGCCCTGGCTGTGACTTCCGATACTGCTGCCGGCACTCAGACGTGCCTCGGCAAGTTTCTTTTGTACATCCAGCTCGTTTTTTGCAATATTCAGAGCTTCCTCTCCGGCTTTGGATGCTTCTGCACCGTAACTTTCATTTATATATGCCTTTTTTTTGTCAAGCAGCTCGTCCCAGATATCCAGTAGATTATCATACTGCGCCACCATCTCATTATAACCGGAATAATCAGCGCCATGGAAAATACCACCGGCCCCCTTGATCCCAAAAATGGACCCCACCGTATCGAAAATTCCTCCTACGGCATTGCTCACAGTTTCCAGTATATTTCCCACGAATTTGTCAAGCCCCTGGTCACCGATTTGGTCAAGTATGGCCAGGATGGCAGCAATAATCCCGCCTATCTTCGATCCGGATTCCGAGAGTACGTCAACCAATGACCCGACACTATCCCCGAATGAGGAAAGACTTACATCCGCCTCCCCGAGCTGTGCAATGGCATTGGTGACTCCGGTTATATTGTCTATAGCCTTCTTTGATGACTTGTCCACATTCGTTTTCGCATTCGTGACATTCTGGGATGCTGTATTAAGCTTTTTCTTCGCCACCTCCTGCTCGGCATGTGTTCCACTTTCCAAGGACATATTATATTCATCCTGAGCCTTGGTCAGTTCCTCCTGAGCTTTTCTCAGATTGTCCAACTGGTCTGGAAGATCACCAAGCAGTCCGCCTTTGTCAATAATGGCGGATTGTATCCCGTCTAAAGCTTCGTCAACAACCTTTTTTTGCTCTACAGCCATATTCTTATACTCATCGGATTCACGGAACAGTTTCAACTGTGCCCTAACTTTGTCAAGCTCTTTTTTAGACACCTTACTTAAATCCCCGAATATCAACTCCCAATTGATCTCCTGCTTCAACTTCTCAACATCCAGGGCCGACAGAGCTTCCTCAAACTCCTTTTGCAGGGATGCGATCCTGCCTGCATCAGACTCACTATCCATCAAATTCCTGTATTTGCGCGTCAACGCCTCCTTTTTCCCTTGGAAGGTGCCGTATTTGATCAGATATTCGTCCCATGCACTTTCCTGCTCACGCAAACCCTCTTTCCTCTGACGTCTGGTGGTATTGCTGATGATCGTGTCAAATGCCGACGTATCCACGGACACCGAGTACGAGTCAAAGGATTTTTTCACATAACGCTTGTCCTTTTTCGCCTTCAGTTCCTCCTCGGCCTCGAACTTTTCTTTCTCAAATCGGATTACAGCCTGGATATAGTCATCCTTCTGCCGCCGCAGAAGCGATATCTCCCTGCGGTTGTCAAGTTCCCGCTGTGCCAGTTCCTTTTCAGCCCCGGCCTCCATAGCATCAATACGGGTTTGGGCTATCCGGTATTCCAGTTCCTCCTCCTGACGCTGACGCTCCTGCAAATGTTTCTTCTGCAAGTCCTCCAGTTTCACACTCTGCGCATTAACCGCATTGGCTTTCTGAGGATCCACCTGGATATCCGTCTTGCCGGAAAGAATGGTGCGGGCCATGTCCCTGTACTCGCTGTCCGCATTTTTTTCGTCTGCAAGCCATGTTTCCAGCTGTTTCTTGTTCATCTTGATGAACTCATCCCGCATCTTGATCCTCTTCTCGTTGTCCTCCAGGGACTTCTCCAGACTCTCACCCCGCAGTTCCCGGATTCGGAGCTCAGCACCCTTGATCATGTCGCCATACTTCCTGACATCATCATCAATACGTGCCAGTGTGCCCGGAGTATTATCGAACCAGGAGGTGGAATATCCGGTATTGCTCATGGAAGAAGTCACATACACCCCTCCGGCCTGCTGCGCCTTCAGCGCGTTCTGGTATTTCTTCCTGTATTCCTCCAGATTATTCTCCTCTTCCTTGATGGCTTCCCGGTTCATATATTCCAACAGTACCTTCTGCTGCCGCACGAACTCCCTGGCTTTGCCGCTGGAAATATCCAGTGCCTGTCCATATTCCCCCACTTTGGTTATCACTCCGGGAATATTGTCCGTGATTTTGGTGATGATGGAATTAAGTTCGGCCTGCTCATCCGAGGATAGTCTGGTCTTGGTCTTCAGCTCATCATACCGGTCCAGCAACGGCATATACTCGGAATAAAGGCTTATAACTCGTTCCTTCTGTTCATAAAACTTTTCATTGGCGGTGGATACTGTTGTATTGACAGTTTCAGCCATTCTGTTTTTCAAGCTGATCCATAAATCTCCAAGCCAGGACAACCGTCTTCCTAGTTTCAATTTGGCATTTTCCAACCTTGCATCAGCCTGAGCAGCCTTGTCAGATGCGGATACATACAATCCGGATTGTGTTAGCTGGCGGTCTATGATATTGGACACCCCTTTCATGAAATCACCAGTTTTGGCAACCTCCTCATTGATTTCTGCGGCGGAAAGTCCTAGGTTGTCCAGTATAAGAAGCGACTTGCGCCCCAGACCGGTCACAATAGAGTCTGTCATATATTCCACACTTTGGCCGGTCTGCTGCGCCTTCAACTGGGCGAATGCCAGATATTTTCCCATATCATCAACCGGGATCCGGAAATCCTTTGCCTTGACCGTTGCTTTCATCAGCTCAAGATCCGACAAGGTTTCCTTAGTGGCAGTACGAAGGTTTGCAAGAAGATCAGGGCGGTCCAACTTCTCAAATGCATGAAGAACTCCGTCAGCCTGAATGGCCACCTCCACACTTTCCCTGACAAATTCCTTTGCTTTGGACATGCCGTTTTTGAAAAAATCAAGGGCAGCCGCTCCGGCGGACGCAAAAAATCCCACCACCATAGCTTTCATATTCCCCAGTTTCAGGAATGACCCGGAAGTTTCATTGGTTCCGCCACGCAGACGGGCCATCGCCTCTCGTGTTTCCTCCAGCTGCTTTTCCAAACGGGCATATTCTTCCGGATGAAGGGACTTGACAGTATTGTCCAGCTGTTTTTGAAGCCCGCGGGCCTCTTTGGCCAGTTCCGCATAAGTTTTCTCGGTGCTCTTCATGGAGGAGCGGAGAATCTTCACTTTCGCATTATTATCGGATATGGCTTTGGAATTGGATTTCAGCTCTGCCTCCAGACGTTTGTACTCATCGCTGCCTTTCTTGCCGGAGGCTACCAGTTCTGTCATCGAATTGCGCAAACCATCATTCGTCCGTTGCAGCTCACGGGAGGACGCGTTTAGACGGTTCAGTTCCTCACGGGCCTCACTGGTATTCAGGGAGAGGGTGAACTTTATATAATCATCTTTCAGTTTCTTGTTCATACGGTTACTTTTCAGCAAAACTAGTAACCGGCAAGGAAGGGGCAAAGGACGGGAGAAACATGAGAAGCCCCGCATGTCCATGGACAACGGGGCAAAATATCAATGAGGACGGTATCCGGGACGATGCGCACTGTCATTCCCGTCCGGCCAGGGAAACAACTTCTCCAGCCGGTTGCGGATCTCCTTGCGGAGTGAATCGGACATGCCCGCTCTCAGATCAGGCAATGCGTTGTTGTACACTATCCCCCATATCTGACGGTTATAGATACGGAGATCGCGTTTCTCCCGCATGTCAAGAAAACGTATATAAAGAGGGTAGCCCGTTTCCAGCATTATCGGATCCACCCCCGTTATCTGGAACTCGGCCGCCGCAAGACGGTCACGCAGATGACCTGTACGGCCAGGCACAATTTTATCCGGGCGGAATCTCACCTTAAGTTGTCTTCCTTCCCGGTAAATACCTCTTTCCGCAATATCCAACTGCCGTTGATAAATGGTCTTGAAGTCACGGGACAGGGTTCTTTTGAAGAACTCCTCCCTCACAGGGTTCCATCCGTCACTCATTCCGTACCAAGTTTAAACGACACACTCCAACCGCTGTAATCCGTATAGAATCCTGTTTCCGGGGTAGTGGTCATCCGGTCAAGATTACGCATAAGACAGCACCCCCTGTTCCTGTCACCACGCATCACATTCTTGATGCTCTCGACAAGGGGCTGTGTATCTTCCAGCACCCGAACCGGACCACGGCGCTGCATATCCATACGGTCCATCAGAAATATAAGGCACAAGTTATCCTCCTCCACATTGTCCGGATCCGTACCTGTCTCCTGTGCGGACGGTACGACCACGAACAGAACCGGAAGCTCGTCAGAACTGATACTTTTCAGACAGTCGCTCATGTCCTGGTCCACATTCACTACTCTGACGGAATGTATGCCTGGTACACGCCGCATGACATTCTCATAATACTCACGATAGGTTTTCAAACTGATCATAGGCTCTATCTTTTGGAATGTAATTTCTCAAACTTCTTTCTGTAAAGGAAAATAAGGATATCCCAGAACGGTGTCGCCCTCACCTCTGCATAGTTCCCGAATGCCCCGTTCTCAGCGATATCCATTCCAATGCCCGTCCAGCCGGTATGGTCATCCGCTTCCGGCTTCTCATCTTTTCGGAAAAGAATCCGCAAGTCAACCGTTTCACCGTCAATTTCCAAAGGCTCCTCCCGGATGATGGCGAACACATTCATAAAAAACAGATAAGCATGAAGGCAGAGCAGAATTGGCGGTTCCGCACCTTCCCTTCCCGTATAAAGAGCTTTTCCGAACTCCCGTAATATCATGTCCCTGTCGCCGCCACCCTCATCACCCATCCGTCTTACCAGTGCCATGCACTTGCAGAAGGTGTCAAACGATACCCCGTTGAGCATGTCTTCCGGTCCGTGAAAGCCGTTCCATTCCGGAAGGAGGTTGATTCCGGTACTCAGGTCCAGCCGGAAAGATTTTCCCTCACGAATAACGAACGGATCCGTCAGGGACAACAGTGCCAGCGTTTCCTCCCATGTGGATGGAGGAAGATGCCCCATATCAACTGGGAGTGCCAGAAAAAGAGACAGAATTTTCAAACGTATCCCGGGTTCCGACAATATATGCTGGTTAGCCATGGTGGCGATCTCCAGATAACGGTAATACTGGGCAGGTGTCAGTTCCTCAAGCGTTTCCGGCACACTCACTTGTCTGTTCTGATAATATATTACACGCATAAAAATCAAAAGGTTATCCCCTTGCTTTGAAGCGTGGGGCCTGAAACATAGAAATCAACCTCCTCAGGCGCGGCGTCCAAAGCCGCCACCGTATCCTGCAATTCCTGAAGATACCGGTCGGCATCGGCCTGAAGACTGTCCGCCACACTTTTCCGCGCCTCTTTCTCTGCCCGTAACTTTTCCTTTACAGTTCCGGTCTGCTGCACCTGTACGATACCTTCCGGAATAACCTCTACAGGCAGGCGATCAACCGCTTTCTTGATGGCCAACAGTGCCAGAGGTCGCTGGCATTCCTCCAAAAGAGTGTCACATACGTCCGGATCCCTTCTGACAAGCCAATCAAACCGCTCCTTTCCGACAACAGGCAGAATGTCTGTACGCTGTATTTCACGCAGGATGGGAACCAGTATGAGAAATAGACGGTGGCTGCCGATATGATAGAACTCGTCAAACTCGTCCTTGGTACGGATGAGCAATCCGTCCATCTGTCTTTTAGCCAGGCTTTTTTCCCAGAAGTCAAACTGCTTCTCCTCCAAGAATCCTACCAGAGCATCCACCGACTCATATGCCAGATTAAGTATGTTCATTTCATCCTTATATTCCTGAAGGGCAGTCAGCCCCTTCTCATTCTCTCCCAGTTTCCTCTGCCTTCCGCTACCGCCATGCTGTGCATCCAACGTGGGAACAACCTTTACCCATGCGAAATATGCCACGGCACGCTGCGCCATGAATACAAGTTCCTCTTTCTCTGGATCCAGGTCTTCATCCCAATAAAGGTCGACTATCGCCGAAAGCACGTCCGCCCCGATAATACAGGTCAGCTGGCGTGCGGCCAAAGGCAGTACCGGCTTCCACTTGGAATAGTCCAGGCTGTCGGAAATCATTCCCAGCGCCACAACAAGCTCCTGGCGCCCTTCTCCGTTTCTGTCGAATATCATTTTCATAACTTATATATTTTCTTTCATACGGTTTCCCGGCGACACGTTCTCTTCCTGACTCACCACATTCCTGTACAGTCCGATACGTATATCTGTTCCCGGCCAGTTAGCATTGATATACTCCTGCACCGGCTTGCAGAGTATCATGTCCGGAATAGCCGTTTCAGACGCATTGTAGACCTTGATGGAATACAGTTTCTCGCTTCCACTGCTCAGTTTGTTTTCCAAAATGAGGTTCGCCAGCACCGGATCAATTCCGAACCCGGAGGTGGCAGCAGCGTCAGCCTTGTTGCTGATTCTAATCTGTGCCTCGATGTAATCCTTCACCTTCTTATCAATAGGAGTCACCTTCCATCCCTCAAAATCGTTGGCTTCATCGCTCCAGAACCGGGTGGTGTGCATATATTTTCCCACATTCTTCATCCCGGTAATACCTCCGGCAAATTTCTCCATGCATTCATCCTTGTAATCCTCCAGCATCTTGGCCGTATAGGTTTCCCCACGCTTGCGACATACGGATTTCAAACGTTCCTCCGCCTTGTCCCAATACCCTTGTGGAGATTCTATATGCAGACTGAGCGCGCTGGAATTCAGATTATAGTTATGCAGTAATGGTGCCAAGGTACCGGCTATTTCCAGCCAGTCAAAGGCTCCTAGAAAACGCGGGGTACTAACAAAATCCTTACAGAAGGAATAGATGTTGTAATATCTGGCCGACACCGGATATCGGAAAGGATCTGCCGGATCAAACATGGGATACCTCTCCATATATTCAGGATCCGGGAAAGGGAAATCTCCCACGACAATGCCTTCCGGATCATTTTTCCCAGGGGGAGGGTACAACAGTCTGGCACGCTGGTAAGGGATATGCTCCAACCTTAGTAGCTTTCCCCGCCCGCCAATACGGGGCGCACGGTTGCGGACAAACTTGATAAAGAAGCCCTGCATGTGGGTGAGATCAACCAGACAACGGTGCATACAAATCCGATAATCCCAGGAAGACATGTCCGACTCAATATCAGGTGCAAGCACCCATTTTTTGTAGAAACGGTTGTCCGTATCATCAATTGCATCCTCATAGAACCGGGGACCGTCCCCCCATTGCAGACCGGCAATCTTGCCAAGAATACCCTCGCCGGCATAGAACCGATCAAGCAGGCGCATGACCTCTCCGGGCATATCATTGTTATCCCCCATCGGAACGATATCATATCCGGCCACACTCATTTTCCTCGTGAAACAGGTGTTACGGTTATGGTTCAGCATGATACTGGAAGGTTCCCATCCCTTACCACGTCCTGATATGTCAAAGGAATAAAGCGATCCATTGCCGGGGTCCACAAAGCCGAAATTTCCGCTACGTCTTACCTCCATATTACAAAACTGTTTTCTGTCCGTTAAATTCCACTACCAGAATCTGCCAGCAGTTCAATGCGTTGCCTGTTTCCGTATCGACAAGAAACAGTTTATGACTGGCATTCTCTATTTTTTCATCAGAAGCCTTGGAACGAAGCCTGGCCGCTTTCAAAAACACCAGATCACCGCCAGACTGTTTCTGACGGTTGTATTTCCGGAATTTGATACTGAATGTCCCTTCAGCTTTGCTCACCGCTTTCATCTCCTCGACTGCGGTATATAAATTAATTTGTCCCATATTCGCTATTTTTCAAGCAAATATGGGACAAATGCAATATGGGATAAAGGACAGGACTACTTGCTTTGTGGATGCAATTTCTCTATCAGTCCTGCATAGAACCGAAAGAATTGCACCAAATCCAGATTTCTTTTCAAATTGTCCGGTTCCATCAACTCAAAGTCATCCAACAGAATATCCGTCAATTTCTCCGTATGCTCCCGAAAGGAACCGGGCTCATGATCCTGTATATTAGCCAGCGCATCTATCACTTGATCTGTTATGACAGCATTCGGGTTAAATCCTTCTTCTTTCATTTCAGGCCTCCTTCCAATATCTTAGGGTTTGTAGATTCACAGAAACGGAACTCGCCGCGTATTGGATAAATATGAACTATGAAGACAGTATTATACGGATTCTTATCGGGATAGACCTCAATATGTATATCATTGTTTCTGGAAACATCCACACGAAGCGGTTTGGTTCTTGGAAACTCTTCATCCAACATGGACGCTTTGGCACGAACACTCTCAATAAAGGCATCACGTGACAGTTCATCAGGAATCAATACATGAGTGAAAGTGGAAATCCACTGGTTCATAGCCCTGCCTTTATTGTTGACAGACAGGTAAGTTTTGGGCTCATCAATAAAGAATTTCATCTCATACCTCCTTTCCAAGCAAGATGTAACGACACAACAAACCAAGCCAGGCAAAGCAATGCAGGAACAGCCGACACAAAACCGGCACATACCAATGCAGAAAAAGCTAAGGAAGCATGAGCCATAAGGCACACCTGACGGTTAGACACTGATTCTTCAAGTACGGAAGAAAATAATTGATTTTCACGGTTCAGCCACATAGTTAGGACTGACGATTTGCTCACGACATTTATGTCGGTAGCAGGAATTGAAACTGTTTGTTTCATACGGATTGATTGCTTTAGCGTTTCGGCAATAATAGAACGCAAGAACGGCCGCCGTTTCCCGAGTTCGCTAAAACAATCAATCCGTAGTCACTCCGTAGAGCAATTAAGTTGATGGGAAAGGCAGCCGTAACTTTTGCACAACAAGTTGTGACTTCTACAATCTCCTATATATCATTTTGCTGACATCTGCAAAGTGAATCTGTATGGGCATAAAAAAAGCCCATTAAACTATCATGAGCATTAACCGCGCTCTACGTTCCTGACCAACAGGATTGAATTGTTTTAGCACTGCAAATATGAGAATTATTTTTTTATCCACAAACTTTTTGGGATTTTTTTTGAAGGCGGAGCACTGCCAGTGCCATGAAGGTAAGAGAAGCATGAGCCATAAGGCACATCTGACGGTTAGTAAACTTTCTTCCGAAATGAAAATTCTCTGATTTCAGTCATATAGCTGACCTCTCCACTGCTCTTACGGATAACGATAAATAATTAAGTGATTAAGAAACAACCACAAAAAAAGCCCCGAACTTAAATGGTACGAGGCATAAAATCTTAAATGTCATTCATTTATAGGTACATAAAATGTAGTTTTTGACGGAGTATAGATACCACAAGTAATAACCTCCAAAAAACCATTTAAAAAAGTATGGTGGTTTTTGATTGCATACTTCTGACGATCCCCAACATATTGCTTGATATCTTTCTTGTTTGATGCTGGTGATATCAACCCGAAAAGAAAATGATTGTTTGTCTTTGAGTTCAAAACTCTTTTAGGTTCGTCAATCTCCATGCCACCTACATACAATTGAGAACTATAACATGAAGACAACAATAAAGATAATGTGCTAACTAATACTAAAAGCATTACTTTTTTCATGATTTTGTTTTTTACGAGATTATTATTTAATTGGATCAGCAAATGTACTGATAATATCCAACATCCCGAATTTCCTAGCGGATTTTTATTACCTTTGCTGATGCATCAAAAATATGAACCATGACAAAAGAACAGGAAGATTTCAAGCAGTTACAAAAAGAAGTAAGCCTTATTTGTATGCACCTTTATCAGATCAAAAAGTTGATAATAAACAGTCTAATATTCCTTTTGCTTGGCCTGATAACAGGACTTCTGTTATAAATGCACATCCTGTTCACAGATTTCAATATCAGGCAGCCAAATCCGAAACATCTTTTTTACCTTGTTTACACAGCATTATATCAGTATAACAGCTACTGTAATTCACACAGGCATTGAATTCCACTTTCACACAATCCTTAAAAGGATTACCGATTGAGGGATTATCCCCAATCCAACTGCATAATTCAAGAATGGAAGATTTATTGGATGTAAAATACACAAACGAATGCTCCTTCAGAACATGCAGGACATTCAGATAATCAGCCAGATGCCAGTACATTTTATATGTTCCGACTTCTGTACTTAAATAAGGGGGATCAACCAGGAAAACCACCCCCGGAACATCCTTGTAACGTTTGAACACTTCCTTATAATCCTCACTGACAATGGTTAGCCCTTCCAGATAATCCTTCGCATCGGAATAGTCAGTCCGGTGGATAGTGTTATAAAACGTTTCTTTCCTCATATTATCCAGATTCAGCACATATTTCATGGAAAACAACAGGGATGACGACAATGTGATATAATCAACGTAGCCATGTTCCTTTTCCTCCTTTTCAATACGAGCCAATATTCTTTCACGGGCTTCACCGGTTATACGTTTCTTTCTGGGGAGTTCCGCTGTTATCCTTCGCAAATCTGCCAGCAACTGATTGGTATTCGGTATATTGTCAAGCCGTTGCCGGTAGTTGTCGAAATCATTATATACCACAACAGCATCAGGTCTTACCCGTTTGGTGATGTGGGACAGCAGCCCCGATCCGCCAAAAAGATCCACAAAAACGGTACTGTCTGGGAATCGGTCCAATACTTTGATGAATTCTTTGGCAAACATACGTTTCTGCCCCACAAACGGAAGCGGGGCAGACAGATACATATTTCTCATGTTACTTTCCATTTAAAAAAACGCCGCAAAGATCTTCTGAATTTATGAGAAACAGGCAGGATCAGGAGCGTTACCCACTGCACGACATATGCAGCAGATCAGACATTCAGTTCGAAACGGACAGTCTCGTCACCGGCAAGCAGTGCACGGGTACCTGGGATATTGTTCTCGTAAATATGTACATTTCCCAGGTAGAGGGTGATCGACTTCAGGGGAAGTTCTATCTGCCGTGCCATCAGGTACAGATGATAAATGTCAGCAGGCAATCCGAGATTTGCATCACTGCTGCGCTGGTATGCGGACAACACCAGTTCTCCATTGTCAATCTGAAACTGCACCAAGCTCAGGCAGGGCGTCTGGTTGCTTTCCACACCGGTCTCACCCAGGAAAAGCACATAATTCTTACTGTTACGTTTCTCCCTGTTGATTTTGTCTATGAGTGGCGGCAGCTTCTCAAAATAGGTGGGATAAGAGTTCACAAGAATGGATCCGCAATAATCCCACCAATTGATGCCGGCCTCTCGGTACTTCTCCACGTTACGTTCCCCCTGCATGAACAGCTGGAGCTCGCTACGGAGCTTCTTACGGGCAATATTATGCCCCTCAAAGATATCCAACAGATCCGCTGGTGTAAGTACCAGAACCTCATTCAGAAGGTACTGTATGTTCCCCTTCCTGTTTGATTGCGTTTTTCCTGTGGCAAGTATCTTGTCCAGTACCTGATAATACTTGTTCATAGCCATTCCTCCTTATAAAAATGAAACATCCTAAAGATAGGAGAAACAGCACAGTTCGCCTGATAAAACGGTCCGCTCATACTGCAAACGTCTTACAGTCACTCCGAAACCGCTTAACCAGGGCATAAATCGTTCTCTCGCTGACCGAATATTTTTCAGAAAGCACGGCAACGACATAAGATACTTTCTCTCCTTGGCTTGTCCGGTACATGTATTCCGAATATAACTCCACATACTGGACATCCTCCAGACGGACACCCGCCTCCTGCAACTTTTTCAGCAGCTCACGATTAAAGTTTATTATCTCTATCACTTTCATACAATAATATTTGATTATCTTTGCGCCATCTCACTCACATAACATACAAAATGCGTCACACCGCAGCAGAGGGTATTTGCCCCCGGCTGTGCGGTGTGACGCATCTTTGTGTAAGTATGTGGGTGAGATAACTACTTACAGGCCGGGGGTTCTTTTTCGCCTTCCCCCGCAAGGCATTTCACAAGATCCAGTGAAAAACCATCCAAAAAATGACTGATTTTCCCCTTATTTTCGTATTTATCATTCAAAATGTGCGTATTTCAGCCTTGAATTTTGCTGTAAGAGCACATAAATATCTAGTTTTCAATAAATAACACCATAGAACCAAAATCTTTAAAACCATGTCTTTTGTTTCCGTGCGGGCCGCTCAGAAGTCCCGGGGCAATTGCCCCGGGCAATTTTCGTGAAATATGACAGAGAAAAACGGCGGGATGCCTGGTACGGACAGAAATCACTCCTCAAAACCGGGAATATAGGGATTTGCATTATTGCCACGGGCAATACGGACAATGCGACGCCAGTTTCTGCGCATCATCAGGTATTTGAAAGCGTCACTGAAATTGGTAGAAAACATGGGAAGTTTCTTCGGGGCAAGCTTTTCACTCTTCTTGATCTTGAACACCACCTTGGTTTCACCCTTATAGCGGATGCCGGCTGGGGCTTTCTCAACGCTGCTGACCATTTCACGGCAATTCACCGCATCAACCAGCAATCGGGGCAATTGCCCATTCTCTCCCTTCATCAACTCCTGCATGAATCCGTATTCCTCCGACTGGGGGATGATACTCTGTCTGCGGCTCATCAGAATGACGGTCCATCCGGTCCGCCGGCCATCGGCATCCTTCTCTATGGCATCCTTTATCTTCCTGGCATAATCCTCCCCCTGTCTTTCAAAATTATTGCCGGCCCGGTCATAATACAACGACAGTTCCTTACATTCATGTGAAGCAAAGAAATCCAAGAACTGGTCAGCCAGCTCACGGAACCATCCGGGAGGTATCTCGAAAAAGTTTTTGTGGCATCGGTAATACGCTCCGTCTTCCTGCCCAATCACGAATGAAAGCATGTTGCCGAAGTCCATGCCGCCATCCAAAGGCTCGTCATGCCGCAGATAGCGCAACTCCCGACTATTTTCCGCCGGCTCCCCTCCAGGACTCCCGTCATAATACTTATGCCTTTGCCCGAATAATACATAGAAGCGGACATCACGCCGGAGACCGGGCCGCATACCCAGCACCGACTTGCAGAACTCATGCAGTTCAAGAGTACCTTGATATAAGTTTCGTATATATTCTGGGGTCAGGATATCAACATTGACCAGGGAGGATGCGTTAAGAAAAAAGGTTTGTCTGCGGCGCAATTTGCGCAAGGCCCGATCATAATAATCTATTTTCCTTTCCAGACGCGCCAGCACGGAGTGACTGGGATTGTCTTTCTTCTGCTCGCGCAGTTGCTTCAACAGCAGCCCGTTCCGTTCAAAAGCCGCCTGTACAATCAGAATTATACGGTCTGGATCCATATTGGGTGCATAACGGAAATACCAGTCATATTCCCCCTCGTTGACATCCGGCATATCAGTGGTGATCGTCAGACCAAGAAACAGATGCGATGCCCCGTAAGTGAGAGAATCGCCACGTAGAACAGGCATGGCACGGTTCACCTTCTCGTCCTTGTCATATTTTGACTCGTCATAAAACAGATGGACCACCGATTTGCCGGCAAGCAGTGAAGGGTTATCCAGCGAACCCATAAAAATAACACTGCCATTCCAGAAGGAATAGCAGTTCCGGTAATCATTGACAATTATGGAGCATTTCGCCTTCCAGGAGGCTGGCGGTTCCTTTCCACGGATATAATGCACCCCCTCGTACAGCCCCATCATTTCCCATCCCTTCTGTACGGCGGGCATGATGTTGTCCTTCAGATTGGCATAAGTGTTGGCGACAAAGGCGAAAGGCGCACCGGGCATTTCCCAGATACACCTGTATGAACGTCTGGACTGTATGACCGTACTCTTGGACATACCACGCCCGGCTATGACAACCAGAATGGTCGTATCCACGAAATCGGTCAGCATCTGGACATTATGGCTGAATTTTACATCCACATCCTCATCATTCGCTATCTTCCTCGCTAAATTCCTCGATATCATAAATCATACGTTTTTTCAAATCAAACTTTCTTATCCGTGCGTCCTCTTTCAGATTATCACGCACAGCAATAGGTATCTCCGGTATCGAGTCGATGAAACCCTCCAGTTCCTTTCTATCAATGGCGGGAACGCCCAGATCCTCACGGCTGGCCGTATAGATATCAACCTTTTTCTGGTTTAGAAGCTCTTCCGGTATCTCCGCCTGTTCCTTCCTGAAGCATCTGCGGTATTCACCGGCAAGTTTCAACAAGGCCCTTGCCTCCTTGATCTTGCCGGCCAGGAAAGCGGCGTCCGCCCACTTCTCGGCACGCTCGGCATACAGGGCAGCAAACGCCTCCGGACGGATGTTGTCTTGGGTATAGAAAAAATTGATGCTGTCATTATACACCTGCCGGGCCATCCAGTCTGACAGGCTGTACGGTTCCGACTTCAGCAGCCTGATTATTCCTGCCTTTGTCACCATCCTGCCGTTAGTGAAACGCATCCTGGCACGCAGACCACGTACCATCTCCATTAGAGAGAAATACTCCCTCTCTTCCGGACGCAAAGAATCCAGCGTTCCGGTGGAAAGAATGCGCTGGATCTGATTCAGATCAACCTTTTCAAAGTCCACTCTTGAAGGTCTGACCGGCAATTCACTCATATTCATCCATATCTTTTAACAGATTCTCAAACAAACGGCGTTCCTGGATCTCCGTTAGCAGCTTAACGGCATCAATATTCCCGTCCTCAGCTGCTTCGTGCAGCTTTATCTCGGGAGCGGCCCGTGAGACAAGCACGCCTTCACGGATCAGCCCTCGAATGGTGGTTCCTGGAATACCGGCGTCATATACAAAAAGAAAGCATTCAGAAGCGTCAAGGCCAAGATAGGCGGCAATATCCTCCGGCGCATAACCTAAAGAGGCCATGCGGCGAACATCATTTTTTTGCTCTCCAGTTAGAGCCAGGCTGTCAGGGGGAATATCATTCATAAGATAATTTGTTCAAACATTCTTCTAGGTACGCCAACTCGCATTTTTTTGCAGACAGTAAATGGGCAAACTCGCCACGGTCACAAGGGTGGGAGAAACGCTCCATTTTCAGGAGTAGCCCATTGATCCCGTCCTCCAGCGTCCCCTTCCGAAATATCAGTTTTTTTTTCTGTTTTCCAGTTCCTTTTCGGCGGCCGATTTCATAGATTCCCATTTATCCACTGCCGCCAATGCCTTCGCACGTTCCTCCTCACCTTCAACGGTTTCAAGCTTCTTCTTCCATTTGGACACGTTGCTGGCCGCATTCTTACGGATATTCATCACCTCAAGATCACTTTTGTTGGAAAGCTCGTCAGAAGCTAGATAGACGGCAATACGGGGATGTTTCCCGAGCAGCACATGATTGTCACGGTAATATTCCAACTCCTCCCAGATACTCCGGTCCTCCAGGTAATTCTCCACAGTTGTTTTGGCTATGGCAAATGCCTGTTCCAGCTCAACGTCATCCGGCAGTTCCCCCAGTTCCCTGAAAGTTTTTAGATAAAGGTCATAGGCCGTGAACATATCGGCAACCAGTATTTTCAGTACATCCGGACAATCCGGAGAGTTGAGGAAGGGGAAACGGTCACGGAAACGGATCACATTTTCCACAACCGGGGTGACAGGAACATTCACTGCGGTTTTCTCAGCCTTGATCTCTTCCACCACTATAGAAGCTGAAGATATGTGGGGAGAGTCCACTGCCTTCCGTTGCATTGTCCTGAAAGCCGTTTCCGAAATTCCGGCAAGCTTGCGCAGTTCTTCCATCAAGGTGGCACGAAGCAGGTCTGTTTCGGCATTCCGCCGGAAAGTGGCTTTCAGCATCAGATTAAGCCCGTACTCCTCGTACAAAGCAATCCCCTCACGATACGGACGGGGACCGCTCAGATAAGCAATAATTTTTTCTTTCATACGATAAAATTTACAATGTACCATACAAAGAAAAAGCCCGGCAATTGCCGGGCAAAAGACAGGTCGAATAAAAACAGCTTTCAATAAGAAAGTCTGAGTGAACCTATTTTTTGAGAAATGTCTTTCAGCGCATGATTGAATCTGTCCAACTCCTCTTTCAGTTCCCCATGGATGTGGTGAACACTGTTAATACTATATTGCCGCATCTGATCAAAACTGCGCCACCTCGTAATACTTGAAGAAATAATACAATGCCACCTTATGCCATTTGGTCAGGTCCTTGTCTCCGGAAAGTATGGACGATACCGTACATTTGTCAATCCCGGTATAATTACTCAGGTGCTTGGCCTTCAGCCCTAATTTTTCCATACGTTTCCTGACCCATTCGACAGTAATGCCGTCAATATCCTTGCGGTCAAAATTAACAGCGGAAACTGTCAGTTTCCAGTCTTCCGGAATCTCACCTTTAAACATTTCCCGGACACGCTCGTGAAGTTCCTTTTTGGAAAGGAACTGTCCATTCACCAGATCCTTCTGCTCCGCACGGACAATCAGACGGCCTTCGGAGAAGGAAACAATTTCAATTACAATATGCGCCATACGTGCATACTGTCTGGCAAACTCATCAAGTCTCTTTTTAACCTCTGGAGAAAGAGGAAGTAAATCCAAATTTTTCATACTGCATCAATTTACGATTGATTATCGGAATATTTGTTTTTAATCTGTAAAAGGAAGGGCCGAAGCCCTTCCCGTCACAATTTGACAAGTCTTAAATGCGTCAGGTCGAAAATCGCGATCTGCCTGTTTTCACGTCCGAAGCGCTTGGCTGCTTCCAGATCTGTGAAAATCCGGATGCTGTCGAAATAAAACTGTCCGTTTTCTTCATTCAGCCATCCGCCGACTTTCCTTTCGTGCTCTAAAGCATGGTTAAGAACTCTTCTCAGACCATCTTCCCCGAAACTGTCCTGAGTTTCAAGATAAGCGACTGAGATGCCTTTTGTGACCTTTTTTAAGGTTGTAAGGTCAACCGTGAACCCTTCCGGGTTCTGTCTTGCTATCTCCTGGATAGCCTTGAACAATTGTTCCATAATTAAAAGAACTTATGCGGACGTCACCCGCGTTTGTTATGACACTGCAAATATACGAAAAAGTTTGTTACTAGCAAACTTTTTCGTATATTTGAATAATAAAAAAAAGCGGAACCGAAGCCCCGCTTTCCTGAAATAATGAAACCTCACTAAAATAAGAATATGACTTATGCCTGATAACGGCTCTGCTCAATCCATGTACATGTACCGGAACCGGATTCAAAAGCCTGAAGGGTTATCTGGCTGCCCGGACTAGCGGTGAAGGTTTCTCCGCCACGCAGCAGGAACTGGCCGCCGTGAGCAATTGTCGGAGCCACGCCTGACGCTACACCCAGCAGGGTCATCACTGCACCATGCCGTCCGCCGGTCACTTTATTTATTTCCGCTTCACCACCCTGAAGCTGATATTGCCCTTCCGCCGTAAACGGGATGGTAGTGGCAGACGCGCTCACACTCGCCACCGGTTCTTCCGAAGGAACAGTACCCTTATAAATGGCGATGTCATCCCCTTTACTGATCTGGGTAAAAGTGAATTCAGAGGAGTTGGCATCCTTGTTACCGGTATAATTGACTCCCATCTGCATGGGATTGCAGGGAGAACCGAACAGATCCTTGTCCTGACCGTCACAGTAGCTCATTATCACGATACATTTCCGACCGAGCCAGTTGGTCTTGAACTCACGGACCGCCTGCTTGTTTCCCGGATGGTTCCCCTTGACCGTAGGGGTGAAACCAAGTGCGTCAGGATCTCCGTCTGTATTGCTTGTAACCTCCACGGTACCGGGAGTGAAATAGATGTCAGTAGAATAACATCCAGGCTTCAATTGTATGTTCTCGGTCATCAACACACCGGCCGAGTCACGTGCCGGGAACACCAGAATATCATCCACATCAATGATACTCATCATGTCGCGCGGGTTGATCCCTTTACCCGGATTACCTTCCGGGCGCTTCACTGCTCTTTTAACGTATGCCATAATTATAACAATTTAAAATGAATAACAGGGGCGGATTACTCCGCCCGTAAATTTAACCACGTGCCACCTCATAGAATTTGCCACCTGCATAAGTCAGCATGATAAATTTGCCGGCGCTGAGCGTCATGGCATCAGTCAGGACAAAATTACCACTATTAGCGATAGTGGACGCATTCGTATTCCCGGCCCCGTGAATGGTATACACCTCACCTTCCACCGCATCTGTGAAATTCGTGATGGCCGTCGCTTTGGTATTGGGTCCCGTTACGAACACCGTGGCACCCGCCAAGGATGGAGTGGTTGCATCGTTGGCGAACTGTAATGCACCGGAAGCTGCCGTATCACGTCCGATTTCGATGAATTTCCCGTCAGAACGTTTCATCAGACGTATGGTGTCCCCTTTCTTCGGTATCCAGTCGGCACTGATCAAGCTGAACTTATCGGATTTGGTGATCTTTACCCCCTTGTCCTCGCTGCCACACTTGATGGTGACAATTTTACCTACTTCGGCGTTCTCAATATCCGTAATGGTGAACAGGCTGGTGTTGGCCACGGTCTGTACACTGGTATGCAGGGCTACGTTCGGGTTTTTGTCCTTCTCCCCGTCAATGAAGGAAGATGCAGGCCGGTCATACTCGTTACAGAAGATCATCTGGCGGCTGCCGTCCATATCCTCTTTTTTCGTATATTTGAAACCTACCGCACGCGCCCAGATGGATTCCTTCCACAAGGACCATACCTTAAGCGTCCAGTCTTGTTGTTCCAAGCTGAAATTTGTCATTTCACCGGCCACATGCTCGAAGCATTTGATATTGCCCTCCATCGTCCAGAAAATACGCTGGTGATTGTCTGCGTTCGGAATCGGAATCAGCTTCACAGCCGGATATTCCTTAACGTACATCATATTGGCCTTGTAATCCTGGTTCACACCATAGTGCAGCTCGTTGTATTTGTGATACCATACTACCATATAGCTGGGAAGATACAGGGCCAGCTGCCCGCTGTCACGGTACACGGCAGGAATCATTCCCGTACCCTGGAACAGTTTCTCACCGATATTGGCTTCCGTGATCTCACCCAGCACAAACGGCTTGATCTGGTAAACGGTCTTCCCGTTATTAATGTCAATGAAACCGTCAACCTTCTTTCTCAGCCATTCATAAAGCCCGTCGGCCGCTTCCATGGCGCGTCCCGGCTTGTTAAGGTCAGGATCCTTGCGCACGCCGTTGATACGGCGCAGTTCACGCTCGTTATGCAGCTTCTTGGCTGTTTCCGCCAGAATGTATTCAATGAACGACCATTTGATCGCCTGTGATCCTTCCTTGTTGAGAGAGCCGATCCAGGTCTTTTCCAGCTGCTTCAAGTCACGGAACTTATGGGCGAACATGACACTGAACATACGCAATGTCTCGTTGTCGAACTCATATTCACCTTTGGTCACATTGTCGAAATCACTGGAGGTGTTGTCAGCCTGCGAGAACTCACCCAGCCAAATGTTGACCAGAGTGGCCAGATCCTGATATCCGCTCTCCACCGGGAAGATGCTCTCGATACTGGGGAGCTTGGTCAGGAATGACTGCAAACGGTCCTGCCAGCGGATGCGGTAGAACGCACCAAGGTCCTCCTTCAGACGGCCGTAATCCACGGAACTTTCCGCACGGACCTGAATATTGATTCCCTGATTTGCGAGCAGAGCGGCACGGGCACGCATGTTATACGGACGATCCAGCGCGAACATCTCACCCTGCATACCTCCAAGCTGCTTGTCATCATCCAGGTTGAAGGCACCGGCACCCGTATTTTGTTTCAGACCGGCACCCGCACCATGGTCCGGCTCCGGCAATGCGCTCAGTACCGAAATCTTCTGCTTCAGCTCCGCTATTTCGGTATCTTTCCGGGTGATGGCCTGCGTCTTTTCCCCGTCTGTCTTTCTTATTGCATCCAACTGCTCCTGCAAGGAAGCCATTTCAGATACTTTCTGCGCCAGCAGACCACGAATCAGCGCCTCTCCCGAGTTCTCAACAGGACCGGCCTGCTGTTCCTCATCCTTAAAACCATTTTTCAACGCTTCCCCGAAAGGAGTTATGAACTTCTCATCGAAGCCAAGTTCTTTCAGCTTGGCTACATCATCGGCATCGAGGATATCCTTGTCCTCAGCCTTCTTCCACTCTTTCAGCCCCAGCAATCCAAGGATTGCGCCGGCAAAGGTGGACATTTTAGAATACTTTCCCATAAAAATAAAAATTTAAAAGATTTGATTTGTCTTGTTGATGACGGACTGCGCCAGAATCCAGCGCGCAGCTCCCTCCAAAGTGTTATAACCGTCCGCCAGTCCTTCCCTGACCGCTTCATCACCCATAAAGGTCGCCCCGCGGAACACGGGGGAGTCCTTGTCATAAGCGATGGAAAGGTTCTCCGAAACGGTCCGGCAGAACATCATGTGCAGTTTTGACAGCTTTTCCTTATAAGGTTCCTCGTTATTGTTTTCCGCAATCTCCCGGTGTTCCCTGTTTTTCAAGTCGGCCGAATCCGGGTAAATCTCCCGATAATCGATTCCTTCTTTTTTCAAGGCCTCCTTGGCATTATAATAGGTACCCACAACACCGATACTACCCACCTCGCACATCAACGAGCCAAGAAAGCGCTTGTCTGCGGCTGATGCCAGCCAAAAATGTGCGGAAGCACAAGCTCCGGCAATGTAAGCGACTACGGGTTTGGGACATTCGGATATCATTTTTGACGCATTGTCCAGACCGGTAATCATTCCCCCCGGTCCATTTATCCACAAAATGATGCCTGCAATACGGTCATTAGCTGTCGCCTGTGCAATATATTCCTGAAGGCGGAACGTCTCCCAGGCATAGAGCGTCCCTTCCAGCACAATAACGGCAACCGAATCGGAAGGAAGACCGCTGTCTTCCAAATTCCACCGCCCCACAAAATTCAGATCCGATGCGTATGCGGTCACGGTATCTTTTTCAAAAAATGCCTCTACCTCCTTAAAATTGCCGGAATGTATTGAAGGAAGGATCAGTGAGACCAGATTGTAATAATCCTCTCTAGCCATGGCCCATTTTTCATTGAATATTAACTGAATACGATTCATCCGTTCTTTTTTCCTGCAAAATAAAGAACAGATCCATCCATGAACAAGGACACGGAGAAGCGGTCATCACACCCGGTCATGAAAAGACCGTTTTTCCACATAAAAACACCTCCAAAAAGGACATGGAAAGGACAAAAAGACACGCTACGTTACATAAAATTATCTGTGTTTATATTCCCGAACGGAGGTTTTACGGCGCATCTTTCGCCGCCAGCGCTGGTAATCTTTCAGAAGTGCTTCCACGCTCAGACTCTCAATGCAATACTTCCGGAGAAAGTACCAGGCCGAATTGATGTAGTCTATACCATAGACATGTTTGTTTTCATCAAACAGGTCATGAAGCTCCGCACGCATCATTGTGTTTATTTTCCTGGAAAGTATTTTGGCTCCCCTCTCGCCTATATAATTATAGGTAGCCAAAGGTTTGCCACCCGGAAGGTGTGCCTCTCGGCGCTCCGGCAACACAAGCTCCAGATTTCCGCTATCCACAGGGCATCCGGCAGGACGTTTCTGCAAAAGATCATAGACGAAATGGTACAAATCAAGATCTGAAGGCAGGCGGACTACCTTGCTGTCCGGGGTTCCATACTTGCCTATTAGATATTCGGCTAAATAATTTTCTATCGTTATCTTCGTGGTAATCATATACTTATGTGTTTATACAAAAGTAATGATTTAAATTGAGATAGTCAAAGAACAACCGGCTAAAGATGGACCGGCTTCCAAAAGAATCATGAAGGCCGTTGCAACACCCCTTGAAAAACAAAGGGGGGATTTTCGTGCAACCGTACGATCTGATGATTAATATTATTGTAATATATTGAATATCAATATATTGTACACTGCACAATTCGCGCACGATTTTCGTACGAAATGTAAAACCACGCACAAAAAGCCATAAAATACGTTTTTGGACAAATCGAACGGAATCGTGCAAAAATTGTGCAGACATAAATATTTATATATCAATATATTATAATCAAAAAAAACGCAGTTGCACGATTGCACGAAAATTTCTTCATTTTTTATAAGGGTATATTTCTTAAAAGTTAAAAAATAAAAAAAAGAATATATAGGCCGCCCGTTTTCGAATAGATCGCACGATTGTCCAAAATGTTTTTTCTGGGGAAAAAGGGGTATGAGGGGAAACAAAAAAGTCCGGAAAACCGGACTTTTAAACTATATGTCTTCAGGATAAAATGCCTGCGTTATGAATTCGTATTCCCGGGGGAGCGACCGCACGCCCACAATAACACACAAGCCTCTGGCAGCCATTTCATAGAGCCTCTGGTTGGTCACAGGGGAGTTCCTGAAGTTATACTGGGCGCACATCACGAAATAAGCCGTGGACAGGTCACAGGAATAAAGATCCTCCTGTATCAGCTTGGCCGCATCACTAGGTATCAGGGCAAAGCCCAGCCTGACCGCAAGCCTTGAAATCATCTGTCTGCGTGTCCGGACATCAGGACATACCGCCACAAAAATTTTATTCTCTTTTTTCAGCATATTGCTTCCTTTTTATTTGCATATCTCACTAAAAATCACTAACTTTACAATGATATAAATTGGGATATATCATACATTTCTATCCGAGTAGAAATGCCTGTAAGGGACCGCAGGCCGCCAGGCCGGACAACGCCGGATCTCACTCCTGTCATCAGAAAACTCCAGCAATGCGTCATTAATGCTCTTGTGGAACAGCTCCTCTATGATACACATTTCGGCCACATCCATGAATAGTTCCAAAGAGCGGGCTGTGCAGTGCTCGGATACAATGATGGATCCTCCCTCGGGAATCCGGAGCAATAACTCCGTCACCCGGTCATAAAACCTTTTGAAACGGCCCGGATCACGCTCGGCCAGAGGCATTACCTTTTCCAATATTTCCTGATAACTTCGTGCCATGTCAGTAGTCCAGTCTCAAATTTCCCGGAAGATCAGGATCCAAGGGATCTTCTCCCGGTTGTATGATCTCCTTGCCGGTACCGACCGTGAAATACTCCACTCCGCCGGACTTGTCATCCACGACAGGACGTCCGTCCTTATCGACCTGATAGGGGAGTCCGGTCTTGCTGTCATATTTCTGGGGGTTAAACACAAAACCTTTCCATTTGCAATACATGACGAATTTTTTCTTGAATGAGGCAGGGGTATTATATTTCCGCTGGGCCGGATCATACAAGCACAAGGCGTCGAACAGCTCTTTCTTCACCAAGCGGCAACCGATATGCTCCGGTGCAGAGAAATACTCGTCAGCCCAGGAAATGAAGGTTTCCCCGATCTCCTGCCGCAGTTTGCGCTCCTCAAGCCGTTCTCCAGGAGCTTGGACCACACCGAACGTCAGATACAGTTGGATACAGTTGGCCAGCAGGTTCCAGCACAGGTTCCACTGGTCAAAATCCCACTCGGTAAAGAACAACGCTCCGAAATCGTCAACCGGTTTGTGGCTTTCATTATAAAAATCGGAAAAGGCCAACAGCCACTGGCGATCCGTGAAAGAGGAGCCGGTTCCGCGGATGGCATGGTTCGTGGCAATATAGATTTTGGGAGACTGCGAGAACGACAGCGTGATACGCCGCCCTCCCTTGTAGTTCACGCTCCAGTCCCCGGTAATGTTTGGAAACAGAAACTCGAAGTTGAAGTTCTGAAGCACATCATCAATAAACACCAGCTTGGTTTTCTCCATCACGTCATTCCATACAAACTGGTCTTTGAAGATGTCGGAGTTCTTTCCGGGAATATAGGCTATAGGCATGACGTTCCTCATGAGTTCCCCTATAAGGGACTTTCCGGAACGCCCGTTTGACTCGCCGACCTCCGACTGCTTTCCATCCATACCGATCACCGCACGCGCCACATTGGAATCCTTCGCTTCCATCAGCATGTACCCGATGGCGCACAGTTTGGAAAGCAGATGGATATGGTTCTCGTTCTCCTCCTCGGGAGTCACCTCGCCGCTTTTCTTCCTCCATGTGAAATTGCTGGCATTGATCAGGAATTGCAGATAATGGCAGCGGTGTCCGTCTTCGGTCAGCTCATAGGAATACGTATCAGCGTCCTTCCTGAAGGTGACAAGCTGTTTTCCCAGATATTTGGCCGGATAGTCACGTCTCTGCTCCTCCCAGATATGATGTGAGATATTTTCATAGCCCATTTCCTTTACGCTGTCACGGGTGACCAGCCAGCACGATTTGTCAAAATAGAAATACTGGCCGTCCCGGGAAGGCTTAATGAAATCGGGCTGTATGTACTCCAGCAATGAAAGCTTGTCCGGTCCCACATACTGCGACACCCCCTTGATCAGCATCTCGTTCACTCCCACGCAGCAATTATGCTTGGCGAACTGGAACAGGTAGTCCCGGACGTCGCTCGCCTCCAAGGACCTAACCAAGGGAGGTTCCAGATGGATGAACAAGAAACTCTTGTCCTGCCTTCTCAGGCGCCCAAAACCACGGTTCTGTAAAAAGTTCTGGGAATTCACGTAACAAAACTCATAATCCGATCTTTCGTTATCTTTCCCCTCATTCCTCTTGACCACACGCCAGAACTGCTCGTCCGCGTCAAAGGGCTGAGCCGATACGACCTTGCCATCCTCATCGAATTTCCAGCGGTAACGGTTGAAAAGGAATTCCGGAAGATTCTTCAGCAGATCCTTGTGGCGCTCTGCAAACGCCTCATGGGAGTGAAGACACCAAAGCTCCATCAGCCTGTGGTCAGTGAAACCGGTAATTTTAAACATCTCTACATACTGGCCGGAACCCTTCTTATCATTACAGGCATAATCAAAATCCGCGGCCAGCTCGTCCTCTTTTCCCAAAAGAGTATTGGCCAGCAGGTCATCAAGCCCCTTGTCCCCTGCATCATTTTTGCGGATATGCCCTACAAATATCTCCAGATAGATGTCACGGTTCTTCAGACTACGCATATACTCCTTGAAATTCCTGGCTGCGGAATAAAAGTTCCTGGGACGTTTCTCAACCGGATCGTTTATCTTGATATTACTTGAGATATCATCCCAGTCCGAATCAAAAACAAATGCCACCTCCCTGACCTGGCAACCGGTGACAATCCTGACGAAATCCTCCGGTAGCGAGCCATTATTTCCCAGATTCTGTATCCCCGACACGGCAATGGACGGGATGCCATGCTTGCACGCCTTCTCCGCTTTCTTCTCGCCCTCCTGGATATACAGGCGGTCTATCCTCGTACCGCTCTTGAAGGCGGTGCGTATCTTTTCCGGAATATATATAGGAGTACCGGACCCCCGCGGCGATTTGTATTTGAAAGGCTTCCCATCCTTGTCCAAATGCATTTCCGGGAACTGCCAACGAATGCGGTAGTATTCCTTCATCTCTCCGGCCGCCCTGCGCTTGTTATCCTTCTGGACATAACGGACAGGAAGACCGTCCAGATCATAATATTCTATGATGACATCATCCCCCTTGGCCGTCAGCATTCCCCGCTCATCAATCGTTCCCGGTTTGAAAGTACGGCACTGGAACACGGATTTCGTATCATCGGTCTTGTACACACTGGCGGTCACATCCTCGAAAGTCAGTCCCGAGGCGGCCAGCATTCGGGCGCAATAAGAACCCGTATCCAGCCCTTTGGCAGCCTTGCTTCCCTTCTTCATCTTCTGGACCGGTTTCCCTGCCGGTTTGTCCGGAGGGGGGTCCAGCAGCACACAGAACTTCTTGGCAAGGTATTCCAACGCATCTGTATAACCGTATCCTTCGATATTCATCAGATACGACACGGCACCCTCTCCGCCAATCTGGCAGGAGAAGCACTTGAACAGATTCTTGCCGGGGCTGACCGTGAATTTCTTCGCGCTTCTGCACTTGGGGCATTCGCAAACATAATCCTTGCCGGATTTTCTCAGTTCCCGGAAATCCTGCACAACGTCAAGCAACCTGCCGTCCGACGCTGATTTTATCCTTGATATTTCGTTTTCATTAAAATACATAACAAATAATTATATAAATAAGCCGCAACTTCATAAGACAACACAAAATTACCGGATTGCAGCAACCCGGAATGGACCGGAAATGATGATGTTCCCGGAACACTTTGCACCTTTCAATTCATTGACATCTTGTCCCGGTTCACTGTTTTAGTCCTTTCGTACTCCAGCAGAGCGGACGTCACCGCCTTCCGAAAGTTCTCATTCACAGCTATTGCACCATAAAGCAGCCTATGTAGTCTTGCCCCCTTACAACTGGAAACATGTCCGGCAAATATCTCATAACTCTCCCCAGTATCCTCTTCTGACATTATTGTACAGGAAACATGTAAACCGGTCTCCTTACTTTGTTCCAGTATAAAGGAGAGAAAAGCCTTTATTTCAGTTTGTTTATTCTTGGAATTCATAATCTTATATTTACTCATAATTTTCTTATTTTAAAATTTCATCAATAGATGATAAAACACTCTCCAGTCTTTCCAACTGCTCAGAGTATTTCATAAGAAGATTTTCTTCTCTTTCCGTAGCCTCCCCTCCATTGTGAATATCATTATACTTTTCGTATTTTGATTTTACACTCTTATATGCTTTCTGAAAGAACGGAAGCAATATCTTACATTCCTCTTTGGTCATACAGACCGTTATCTCGTATGGAGATGAATACGATTTTCTTGTGCTATCTATGTAACTCATATCTGTTCCGTTATTAATTACCAATCTTCCAGTTCATCTAAAGAGTACGTATCAGCACTCATTGTTTCATTAATAAATATCTCTTCCTCAATGCAATCTACACATCGTCCATCTCCTTTTAAGATTTCATCCGAAATTTCATTACAACATCTACATTTCCCGTGCTCCAATTCGTCCGAGAAGTAAGTCGTTTCTGTTATCATAATTTAATACCTTTCTATCTTATTATGATTCTGATAAATATTTTATTAAACTCTCCTTATCTCTAAAAAGTCTTTTCCCCCATTGTGGATAATTGTTTCTGGGCACACTAAATCCATCTGACAGCTTATAAACCATAAGAAAACTATCATCAGCATAGGATATTTCGATAATTATTTTGCTTATAGTCGTATGGATAATGTTATCACCGCTCAGATAGCATACGCTATCTCCTACGTTAAATTCAGTATCTATATTCATTTCTTTATTGTTATGTACTTTTACACATAGAACAAAATCTAAACCTTTTGCAATCCACAGCATTCCTGTGATATCTATCTGCGCATGCAGCAAAGAAAGTGCAGTTATGACAATCTCTTTTAAATTTTTTTCTTTTTCTTTACTTTAGGATATTTCATTTTTCACTCCTTTCTTATCTATGTTAAATTATTGTCTTGCAGCAAATTCTATCAATTTAACGAGAACCGACACTGGATGTCCGTGAAACGTTTCAACTGAATCGCCACTATCTATGTTTACAATTACCCCCACAAGACTACTACGTCCAAAACCATCGGACTTACCGGGATAAAGCATTATCCCAAATTTCGCGCCGTCACGCTCAAAAGAAACCGGAAGAAGTTGGAGAAGTCTGGTTGTGGAGAAGGCACCGCAATACCCTTTTTTTTGAGATAAAACGCTATCTAATGAGTATACACCAGTCTCCAAGTTGTACGCGATATCCATCAATGATTCAGAAATACCGGCATTAATTAATATTTCGGAATCATGCGGCCCGGTTCCCATAATTTTTCTTGCGACAGGGATTCGGATGTAACAACTCCTACCGTCTATGCTTGGTCTTAAAACCTTGATTTTCATTTTATTCATTTCTATACCGTTTCGAATCAAACTAGACCAGCCCACTCATTAATCGTAGCATTCAAAGCCCCCATAACAAGCATTTTGTCACTTTCGTCATACTCCATAAGCACCTCCACTGTCCGGTCACCATTACAATCATTGTATTCCCTTCCTGTTTGAATATTGACAGGAAGACCGTTCTCGTGGACTGCTTCAAGCCATGCCTCAAGCAATCCTTTATTCATTTCTATTTTAGCACTTTTCATAATTTCTTACTTTAGCAATAACAGACGATCCATTCTTCTTTATACCAATCTCGTCCAACACCAATACATCAGGATATTTTGTCACCCATTCCGGAAAATAATTTGTTGTCAGAACAACAGTAAAATCACCTTGAAAATAATCCCCTCTGACCAACGCCTCGTAATACTGTAACTGCCATTCCGGGATGTCATCAAACACCATTACATCAACATTTGTATCAATATGTTCCAAGAAACTTTTAAGACTTGATGATCTGACATCATAAAAAACACTACGCTTGTTTTCGCACATTTGAAGTGCCAACTGAGTTTTTCCACACCGAGGAGCTCCTACTAATAATATTGCTTTCATATCATTCACAATTAAGTTTATCACATTCTTCTGGAAAAAGTTCTTCAAGAGGTTTGCCTAAATACTCAGCAATAATTTTCTTCTTTACCAACGGAGGTTCTGTCTTACCTGCAACCCAATTGTACACACTAATAGTTGATGAACACGTTAACTCAGCTATCTTTTTAATTTCTTCCACTTTCAAATTGGGAAGACTATTCACATACTCACTAAACAGCATATCTATTAATATTTTAAAGATTTATAATTCTGTTTACCGTTTAATTATTATATTTACAATGAAAATTTATCTTTCACAATGCAAATATAGAGATTTTTTCAATAAACTCAATATAGAATGTAGAATTTATTTCAAATAATTGTATGAGAATAATAGATCAGTTAGATAAATACATGAGCTTTAAAGGAATAAACGACAATCAAGTTACAAAAAAGTGTGGCTTGTCTGTGGGCTTATTAGGTAAAGCGCGGAAAGGAGAAAGTGATTTAGGCAAAAAAGCAGTAGATAAAATATTGAATTTTTATCAAGATATAAATAGAACTTGGCTTCTTACAGGAGAAGGGAATATGCTACAAGACTGCATGATTAAAAAAGAATTTCCTAGTACAGAAAAGATTGAAGTTTCAGCTGAAGCTTGGAACGTTATCAAACAACAAGCAGAAAGCCTAGCCAAGCAATCTGAAATATTAGCTTCAAAAGAAAAGCAAGTAGAAGAGTTAATCTCCCTTTTGAAAAAAGTCAATGTCCCAATGGATGGCAATGTCAAATGTGCCGCTGTAAGCGGATCAGATTTGGTGGAATAGAATATATAGTTCCTAAATATTAATGAATTTAAAAGATATGGATATAATATTGTAATACTATTGGTTAAGAGAGAAAATAATTCAAGTTTTAATGAATAAATAATATTGTAATTATGATAGAATTAAAGGCTAGACCTTTTTACATTTAAACACTAGGACGTAATTATGATGCAATATAGCAATATTATATAATAACTATAATATTTTGATATATTTTTTACCACTTTAACTACGCTCCTTAATACACTGAACATGAACGAAATAATAGGCAATAAATTAAAGAAGATTTTAAAGAGAGAAGGTATTAACGCAAAGGAATTTGGAAAAATGATAGGAAAATCAGAGCAACGCATATATCAATACTATAATGCTACAAAATTTGACTCTGATCAAATTATAGAATTCTCTAATATATTTAAAGTACCTATTGCATATTGGTTTGATGATGAAGGTTACCGACTCAATCAATCAGTCGTTGGCGATGGGAGTGCAGCCTCTATATATGGTAATGCTACCGTTGGAGTTATAGCAGACAAAGATAAAGAAATAGAGCATCTGAAACAGTTACTCAAAGAAAAAGAGAGGCTAATTCAAGTATTAATGAATAAATAATATTGTAGTTATGATAGAATTAAAGGCTAGACCTTTTTACGCCTAAATACTGGGACGTAATCGGGACAGAAGTATGAAAAAAGAGAGATTATCCATATTATTAATCAGCCTATTAGTGGAAGCAAAATGTGTCAATAGCTCGCCTCATTCCGACATTGTAAAGGATAAGCCACTGAACTTCAGTGGCTTATCTCATTTTTAGCAAATCCGCCGGGACGAAATCGGGACACCCTATTTTATGGGTCAAATTCTATTCTCGGATTATAATGCTAACATCCTACCAGCCGAATATTTTTTGTGAAAGTATATAGGGAGGTAAGAGTTTTTCGTTATCTTTGCTCCCTACATGATAAAACTGATTTTATTTTCCTGTTAACCATTAGGATCATAAGATATACCTTCTTGATGATTTCTTTAAGTAAAAAATGAGAATTAATGAATATGAGAAATTTGTTTTTGAC